TAAAAGCTTTTTTCTAAATTCCTGAGCTGCTTTGCTGGTAAAGAAAATTCTCTGAAACTGTTTACTGCACCAGACTTTATCTCCTATGCAAGTAGCTTCACGCCAGACCACTTCATAAATTTTGACATAAACTTTTTTCATTATTTCCATTCTCCCGTTCTTGCTCTGTGACTGTAATTTTCAACTTTACCCAGCTCTAAATCTACAGGATTATCGGCTTTAGTTCCTGCTCTACATAGGTGTTTCATTGCCATCGCTGCCCATAATGCTTTAGATAAAGCGTTCTTAGCCGATGGTTCTGCTTTCAACTCAGCAGCCAGATTGGGCGGCAGTTCTGAAATAAATACATTAAAGTGCGTCGCCAGCATTACCTTTTCAATGTCTGAGCCAGATTCACGATAATGCTCGGGGACTAATTCTTTTTTCTCTTCATCTTTGTTCATTGTTTTTTTCCTTTTTCTTATTAAAACAAACTCTGCTGTGCCAATCTCTGATTAGCTTTTAAATAATACTCTTCAATCATTTCAGTCCCTACGCAGTCAATGCCTCGATCTTGGCACGCCTTTAATGTAGTTGCTGAGCCTGCAAATGGATCGAAGACTAATTTCGGCTTGCCATACTTCTTAATATAGAGATCAAGACAGAAGCCTATCACAGCTAAAGGCTTCTGCGTCGGATGAAATCTTGGCTCGCTGCCTTCTCTAAGAAAGCCATTCCAGCGATTTTCTATATATCTGCAAGCCATGTCCATATTACTCCAAGCTAGCTCGCAATCTGCATAACCCATGCCGGCATTTAATTTATTCCAGACTATCCAAGCCGCACTCGGATCTAGCTTGTAATAGTTCCCCCCCCATATAACCGCACGCTTCCCTTTGCTAATGATGGTTTTCATTTCCTCGTCGCTTACGATCTTGTCCCAGTTATAGTTCTGATATACTCTTGTTTTTGCTTTTGAGTTTTTAAATTTTAGGCGATCAGAGTCTTTTGCCATTATCGAATCTGCGGCTATACCATAGGGAGGGTCGGTTAAGACCAGATCGACCTCCCCTATTAAATCAATATGATCTTGCCATTTGCCGTGAATTAATTTAATCATGCTTTTATCTCCTGTACTGTGTTCCCGAATATTTTATTCAAGTGAATAACTGCCGCATTTAAGCCCAGAGGGTCTTTCCTGATCTCAGCTAATAGCTCTTTGCTATAGAAATAGCCAGATTCAAAATATAAGCCCTCTTTAGTGGCTATAAGCCTTTCTCCGTTGCGGTCTAATTCCTTACAGTCCGCACCAAATCTAAGCTTCAGCTCATCTATATTAAATGGCTTCACTAATTAACCCCTCTATATATTCAAGTTGAAATTTCTCAACCGCTTTTTCAGCTGATTCTAAAATTATTTTTTTTGCTTCAGACAAATCCCACAATTCTAGTCCTGATTCATTAATAAGATATTCAAAGTTTTCGACAGGATCATCTGCCTCGTAATCATCCGTCCAAGCACCAAGCTTGAAATAATTATCATACCCAACATAAAATTCAATACCAGCCAGTGATATAGACTTTGAAACGTAACCGAGCAGATTTTCTGGGCGTATAAAGACTACGTCGCAGCCTTGCTTAAACTCATTAGAATTAAAGCAAAACTCCCAACTCTTTTTATTGAACTCTTTTGTAAATTCTTCTTTAGTTATCATTCATCTCTCCTTTCTTTTCCTCAAGAACTAAGCCTTTCAGATAATTCAAGGATTCATCTGAAAGCTTAGAGCAGTTTCGGATATCACCATTGATGACACTTAGATGCCTATCCGTGACCGCAACCTTGATTATTACTGCTATTTCGGGCGGGATAGCTTTCAAGAGCCTCCCATCATCGCAAACAATAAAGATATCTTCAGCGATGCCAATAAAAACCTGCCTTGAAAAGCTGGGATGCTTATAAACAGTTAAGCCATCTGGCAGCGTAAGATAATGTATATTTTGATTCATTTGTTTTCTCCTTTTCTTGAATTAAAGCCATCTGACTTAATCTTATGCTTGCGGTAATTCCTTTCAGCGGATCTCAAGATTTTCGACAGCGATAAAAAGTTAATTTGATATTTTTGGAGCAGTGTCTCAGCTGGAATGCCGATCTTCCATTCATCATAAATTTTAATTGATCTCAGAAGCTTAGCCTCATCTATTTTACTTTCAAAATCTTTTCTTTTGCTGGTGTTAATGGCACCGTAAATAGCCACTTTCCAGACTTGGATTCGTGATCTTGCTATATCTAAAGCCTCGGCGATATAATGCTCGCCAAATCCAGCCAGTAAAAGCCTTTCAATTTCTGAGCCAGCAGGATCATCTTTTCCTCGCAAGCCTTTATCAATATTAGGCGAAGGTCTAGACTTGGTCGCCTTTGCTTTTAATGAGAGCTTTAAAAGCTTTGTGAACGGCTCAAATATAGTATTAGTCGGGAACCATATCTTAAGAACGCTTCTCTCATGCGTGCCGAACATCTTAGCCACGTATTTAGATGATACGCCTGTATCATAATAGCCGCGAATCCCTTTAATGAAGCCAGCTCCGTATTCGTCCTCGATCTCCTCTTCCCATTCACTTAAAAAAATAAACTCTTCCATATTAACTATCCTGTATCCTCTTATCGGCTATGAAACTATCATTTAGAACTATGGCTCTCTGAGAGCCGCCAAGCGACGTGCTAAAATGCACTGGATCACTTAGAGACTTTTCAGCAAAGGGTAAACGCTTTAGATAAACTTCCCAGTTATTTTGGGCGGCCGTATATTGAAATATAGAGCTTAATGCTGGCGATCTTCTTGCTATATACACCTTGTTAGCTGTTTCCATTGGGTGCGGCTGATATTTAATCCCTTTAGCTGCGAGCGTTTCTTTGATTGGAAGCATTGAATCGCTTGATAAATCAGCATTTTTAATTCTCTCTAAACATTGACCGACTGTGAGTCTCTCCATGCTTCCATGATCTCTATTGATGAAGACTTCATGCTGAAGTAAAACCTGAAGGATATCTAGCTCATCCGATTCGGTTACAGTTTGCTCGTAATCTGTAATATGAAGATCTGTATTAACTATCCACGCTTCAGCCATTTCGAGATCTAGTTCTCTCTCATACAGCATAGTCCACGCCCCAGCTAATAAGCTGCCATATTGATCCGCTAATCTTCTATGCCCAGAAAGCTTTTCAATTGCCTGAATCATAACGGCTTTGTTGTAGTTTATTAGCCTAATATTATAGATTGCTCGGGCCAAAAATCTCTGCCCTCTCTCTTCCAGCTTAAGTTCTGAAATTTTCTTTTTAAGCTCTTTGAAATGGGCCGCCTTAGCTTCTATCTCTGCTTGCGTCTTAGCCTCTTTCGGCTTTAAATTAATATTAGTAATTCTTGATCTATCTGCTGCCCCAGATGGAGCAAACGAAATAGACGAAAATAAAAACATTGATTTAATCGTGAATGACACGGCCCGATTATCTTTAGAACCTTTCCCGACGATAAACGGCGAGTCCGTGGACGAATTTCTCATCAATTCAAAAATCCCATCCATTCGCAGCTTACTGGATGGTGTCTTAGCCTCAGATTCATCGAAGATAATCGCAAGATTATCGCCTTGTTGCTGTCTAATAAACGCTTCCGTCGTGCCGCCAAGTATCTTAATGCAAAAATCGCCCAAGATTGGCACCACTACGTGATTAAGTAACCAAGACTTCCCCGATTGAAACGAGGCGTTCAACCACATATGCGGACGCCAGTTTAATGCTGCACCTACACCTGCAAGTGTAAGCCAGCCTAGTAATAGGTACGCTTCTGATTCCGATCCGAGATTAAGATCAAGTAAACACTTAAGTAAAAGATCTGCTTCTTTTTCGGTCGCCATCGCTGTAAGGTCTAATTTTATAGCTGGTGCTGATATGTAAACATAGTTAGAATCAAGGCTTAAATAATCAGTCGTTATGCCATCGACGACCAAGCGATCTCCTAGATTGACTATTACCCGATTCTTATCAAAGTACACTCCACGCCTACGAATGCGAGACATATCAAAGTTTCCACGCCTCGCACAGCCTTGAATTATGTCATTCTTAATCGCTGTTAAATCAAAGCCAGTCGAGCTTCGCTTAGGGAAGACCGCCTGCCAATATTCTAAGGGAGCCATTTGAAGAATAGCCCCATCGGTTAAGCCCTCTCGCTTAAACCACTTAACGCCCCTGAAGGCTGCTATATAGAAATAAAAGAACTCCCCATCAAAGCCAAGTTCACGATAATGCCCATTGCTTGGCTCTAGATCTGCTAAATGCTTTTCCGCAAAAATGATAGGTTCTGGTCTAATTATAGGCTCATCTTCGGCTATAGGATAAGCTGTAGCACGGAGCCTCTCATCATCTGGATTATAAACTTCCGATCGATTTACTAAAACCTTAAACTGCTGAGCCGTGAGTCCATCATCTATCGCATCGGCTACATCATAGCCATGCCTGCGATCCATGTTCTTAAAAATGATGGCTCTAAATGGCTTCCCGAGATGTTTAGCTATATCTAGCATTACTTCATAGCCTAATTTCCCTTTGCTGATCTTTGACCTTTGATCTAGGTCTGGAATAAAAACCAACTCCCTGTCCTGAAGTATGCTCCAGTCGTGAGTTTTCCAAGACTTAGCTCCGCACGTCCAAGTAATTACAGGCTCTTTAATTAGGTCGGATAGGCGTTTTTGACACTTTTCTCCCTCGACTATATAAACGACTGCATTATCTGGAGCGGCTTGCAGCGTTTGCAAACCAAATAGAAATTTAGGCTGCTCAAAACTATGTTCACTCCAGCCGCAGTCGCCATTCTCGAATCTCTGCCACGCCAGCATCGGCGTTATTTTAGTTCCATCTCTAAGCTCAAACCTGCTAGCTAGTCCGATTACCTTGCCATTGTCATCGTAATATGGCAGAACGTAAACAAATTGACGTTGATAAAACCTGCTCGGGTACTCTGATTTAAGTTTTTTATTGTAAAAATTTATTTTCTTGTTTTTCTGATCTACCCAGTCAAACGCTTGCTTCGGAGCTGGCGATATAATCTCGCTCGGGACATACTCATTAAAGCCGCTTCCTGATCCTTTAGCGTGAAGCTCAGGAACTCCCAATATATCAGCTACAAATTTATAAGCTTCTTGCCCTTTCAGATTTGTCATTTTCTCTAGCCAATGCCAACCAGAGCCAGACTCACATCCGCGGCAGTAAGCCCAGCCTATCTGCCCTTCAAGTGGCTGGGCTTTACAAACGTCTGTAAACTGGAATCGATTACCATCAGTAGTCGAGCAGTTAGGACAGACTCCAGATTTGCCGTTTAGATGAATGCTAGAAAAGCCTATCCTCGAAAGAATATCAGCCCATCTGCCTTTAGCCGCTTCGTTTACTTGCTTATATGAATAAACCATTAATCCCTATTCATTGCTCCAAGCAAACTAAGCACTAACTGAATCGTTCCCACTCCTATCGCCACCGTCGCATAAGCTATAACGATCACAGATAAAAAAGAAACTGTAATAAGCTTGCTGATTGCTAAGATGATTAATAAGCCCACGAAATAAGCTAATAGTAAGTGTTTTAAGGTCTCGATCATTCCTGATCCTCCAGCTCTAGTTCTAGAACTAGCTCCTCATGTTCCCATACTGCACCTACCAACATATAGCCTTGAACGTTAAAACCTAATGCTTCAAGTGCTTCATTAGCTTCTTTATAGTCAAGCTTGATCTTTTTTCCAAATGGCTTTTTACAAGCTATTTTTTCACCGATTTTTTTAGTTGTCATTTTGTCCTCCGTTTTTTGTTTCTAATGCGGACTCGGCTTCAGTTACCGCCTTGACCACAGAACCCACTCCACCAGCTTGATTTACTTGCTGTATGAAAGCCCTTTGCTTTTCGCTTGGCTTGCCTCGCTCGGTCTTGACCTCAAGGGCCACAAACTGAGCGATTTTCTTGCCTACCATCTCAGGCGTGATCTCGATCGAACGCCAGCCGATTAGATCACTAGAACCTTCTGATAATCCATACTTGATAGTTCTCGGCGATCTCAAGCAAATAAAATCTTTAGAAAATCGTCCAGTGCCGCCACTTGGGGAGCGAATCTCACCTTGATAAGCCTGTCCTGTACTATTCTTAAATAGCCTCACTGAGCCTTTAGAGCAATCTCTTCTAATAGAATTAACTATATTTGTTTCTTCGTTTCGCATGTTTTTCTCTAGCCTTTTTTAAAATCTCATCTCTGTGTTTCCAGTAATACTTCTCGTGAATCGGGGTGTAGCTGCTAACTCCGTCTTCTCTTATCTTGGGCGGACTCGGCGTTTCTTGCTTCATCCTTTGCATCTTTGCCTTCATTCTATCCCAGTTCTGAATTATATCTCTCATAAAAATACCTCCATTTTCGCATCTAGAACCTTGTCATAAAACAGCTTAGCCAGTCCCAGTTGCAAGCCATGTATTCGCAGCTGAGTTTTAACCTCCATCATCGAAGAACATCTCATAAAATCGTTTTTATACAGCCTGAAAGCCTCATCAGGAGTTAGCTTCTTAGTTTGTTCGATCAATTCAGAATTAACTGCCTCAAATTCAATGTCGATCATGGCTGGATTAACGCCACTAAAATCCTTGATCTGCTCCTGATTGCGTCCTGTCTTTTCGTCTTTATGGTCATGTCCGCATTCTGGGCATACAGTTTTACCACGCTCAAGGGCCGCAAAACACTTATCGCATTCATAGACATTAACGTCCCTCAGTCGATCTTCGCCGTAGAACATTGAACGCCAGTCATCGTTCGTTATCCACCTCATATCGCCGTGAACCGCAAAGTTTCTTGCGTGATCTATGATTATGGCTTTCTCTTTGCCCTCTTGATATCTGATTCCCCTGCCCTTCTGCTGACAGTAAAGGCTTAGTGATTGAGTGAAGCGTGCTAACTGAACCACTCTGCAAGATGGCACATCGAAGCCTTCGCTTATCGTATTGCAGGAGGTCAAGACTTGGAGCCTATTCTGTTCATAGTCTTTAATTATCGAACGCCTCTGCGACTGGTTCATTGTGCCGTCGATATGAGCCGTTTTAATTCCAGCCTCTAAATACTTCTGCTGAAAAAACTGACTCTGATTGATATTTCTAGCAAATACTAAGCCTCTATCGTTACCAGCGTGCTTTTTAAACAGGTTAATCATGTCGCCAATAATCGCACCGCCACTCACTGCTTCTTCTAGCGTGTCAAATTTATGTTCCTTTAATGCCTTCTGAGCTGCTTGATCTACTATCGGATTTCTTGGTCTTAGTATAGTGTAATCGCTGAGCCTCTTTGCTGCGATTAAGTCGCCCACTGATGGCCCGAAAATAATCTTCTGAAAACACTTAAAGCCGTCGATCTCAGCTCCAAGTCCTAGCCCGTCCGTCCTTACTGGTGTTGCTGTGAAGCCTATGAAATAGGCATCTGGGAAAATTCTAGCCATCAATTCAGTATAGGTGCGGCTTCTCACGTGATGACACTCGTCAATAATGAAAAATTGAAAGCTCATAGCTGGATCTGAAGTTCTCAATATTAAGGTCTGCACCGTAGTTAGCCAGTTAGCGACCGCTTCTGAATAGTGATTATGTCCGTGAAGCCTGCCGAACTGTAAACCTATTGAGCGATAAGCCTGAATACTCTGATCTAGAAGAACCTTGCTAGGAAGTAAGAAGCAGGTCTTATATCTGTTTTCGAGTCTTCTTACAAACTCGCGAATCATTATCGTTTTGCCTGATCCAGTAGGGGACACGCAGCAGATTCTTTTGAAGCCTTGACCTATAACGGCTTGCAGCTCTTCTAGCATTTTTGACTGATAGTCGTACAGACTCATGTTTAATCTAGTTTACCCGAGCTTTACGTTTTTAAATTTGTTAAATTTATTTAATTTACGCATTTTGTTTTCATGTTAATTTTATTAAACATGGACGAAATTAAATCTATATCAGATACAGAATACTTTGCTCATGCGGCTTTAAACGCATCAAAGTTAAAAAAATACATTAATAGCCCAGCTCGGGCCATTTACGACGAATTTAAAGGCTCTAAGGCTACATTACTAGGCAGTCTTGTTCACTGTTTAGTTTTCGAAGCAGATCAAGTTATTAAAAGATACGTGGCTGAGCCTAAAAAAGTTCTGCCCGAAATGCTAACTTTGCCAGAGCATGTAGTAATACAGAAGCCACTAGAAGAAGTGCTTCTGATAGAAGGAACGGTAATAGTTCCTAGCGAATTTATCACGACTAGCGGCACCGTAGCCGTTAAAAAACAAGCTCAATATCAGAGCTGGTGCGATACTTACCCGAACGCCATTTTTGTTCATTCAGAGAAGGAAGCTCTAGATCTGCTAATAGAGAGAGCTAGAGCCATCGGAGCGACTATTATCGGTAATTACAAACACCTTGTTAATGCTTGGGAGTATGAGCAAGCCGTTAAGGGAATCGCTATCCTTGACAGACCTAGCTATGCTAAAGCTTTATGGATTTTTAGATCAGTTAAAAAGCATAAAAATGCTAGAAAACTGTTATGGCACAAAGCTGGGAAGCCTGAACTGGCTTTCTTCGCTCAGGTTCCCGAGTTTAATAATGAGCTTTGCAAGGGGAAGCTTGATTATTATATTTCGACTAAAACCAATCAAGGAGAGGAGATCAACATGATCCTCGACTTAAAAACACTTGGACGCGATTCTCATATGAAATTAGAGCTAATGTCCGCCAACACCAGAGAAGCCACAGAGAATAAGCTCAGACTGGTTTTCGAGGATCTTGGCTATGATATGAGCTTAGCGTTCTACAATTTGCTGCATAAAGCGATGAAAGGCTCACCAGCTACGCATTTCATAATAATAGCGGTGCAAACGGACAAGTATCCTTATGAAGTTTTTGAAATTAGGATTGATCCAGACTGGATCAGGCTTGGAGAGTTTAAAGTTATAAAACTTCACAAGCTTTATAAAAAGTGTTTAGAGACTGGTTTTTATCCTAAGATCGATCAACTCCAATGGAACGAAGATCTGGGCGACTGGGAGTTTATCAAAGATGGAATTAGCTTTTTAATTAAGCCGACTGAGAGAGCTATCAAAAAAATGGAGAACTTAAGATCATGAGCGAAATGCCTGAATATTTTGAACGATTAAAAAATCTGATTTCTACTGAATTTAAAATAGATAAGTGGGTGCTGGATAAAGAATTAACATATTTTTTTTATAAAGAAGGCATCAAGTCAAGGGCAGATGAACTTGGTTCATTAATAGACGAAGCTAATGATATTTGCGAAGCTTTATCGGACAGCTTATCATCTATCGAAAACGCCACCAGCCGAATGAAAAGATTTCTAAAAACAAAAGGAGAAAACAAATAAATGACAATACGCACGACCGAAATGAATAAAGAGAATGGCTATAAGGGCCAAATCGCTAGATTAAAGAATGAAAATCAAAAGCTAAAATCTGATCTAGAAAAGCTAGGACTTGAAATGCTGCCAGATGCAATCAATGAAAGCGAGGCACAGTCTTCCATCAGAAGCCTTAAAAGGTTCATGGAGAGGCTGATAGCACCGATCAATAAAGAAGAAGTGAAAATCAAGAATCCCGAGCTTGCAGCGTTTATTAATCAAACTCTTGCGGCTATTGATTTTGCGGGGGAGGTCGCTTAATGCCAGCGATAGACAACGCTATTGCTAGCTTTAAAGCGGCCTTAACCGAAACATTAGCAGACGCTGTTACAGTGGGAGACGTAGTAGAAAAGATCGGGGAATCTCATTTAGAGCTAATTGAAATTGCAGCAAAGCTGGCAGCTCTATCTAGGGGACAGCCATTCGAAGAAGTTAATTCAATAGAGTTATGTTTCGGAAGCGGCGTACATATGTTCGAATTAAAAGTTAAAAAAATACAAAAGGAAAATACAAACAATGAATCAAAATTATAACCAGCCTAAAGGCACAGCCCTCGCTAAACCAGCCCAGAAGGCGACTTTAGCTAAAAATTTCTTTGCTGAAAATACCAACGAGAGCGAAATCCTGCAAACTCACTTTCAAGCATTTGCGGATGATGCAAGATCGCTTAATATACAAGTCACGCTGCCGCAGTTAGTTTCGCGAGTTCGCACCATCGTAAATAATGACGGCTCAGAAGAAACAACTATTGAAGCAGCAGTCGAAGCTGCAAAGCTAAGCCTAATCAGAGGCGTAGAAGCGAACGAGGTCTGCATAATCAGCAATAAACCAGCTTTGACTAAGCCCGCATTACTTAAGCTTGCTAACAGAGCTTTCCAGCAAAGCGGAGCAGCGATCTCTTACGAGATTCAATTCTATGGAGCTTCTGGCGAACCAACGACCGATAAAAACGTAATAGATTCGGCGAGTTGCACTATTAGTGCAAAGGTCGGCACAAAGGCCACAGGTATATTCAGCGGCTTTGCTGGAGAAATTCTTGAATATAAAGGAATGAAAGCTTTTTGGGATAGATATAAAGGACGCAACACTCACGATAAAAGAGGCGTATTGACGGACATGGCTCTAAGATCTGCGATCAGAACCTATTTTCCTGAAGTCTTAGCTAACTCTCAATTTGCCGATGAGCTTGAGCTTCATGAAGCGATTGAAGCTCAAGTTTCAAAGCCAGTGCCAGCTATAGCTTCATCAGCTGATTTATTACTGGATGAAGATGAGCCAGCAGCGGCGATCGAGGAAGTCGAAATATCTGAACCTGAAGAGCCTGAAGCAGAGCAAACTGCTGAAGATGATGAGAAAATAGACTTCGAAGGAGTAATTTAAATGACTGGAGACGCTGAAAAAAGCTTCCTAACAGTAAAAGAAGCGGCATATCGACTAGACGTGCCGCCTTCCACTGTTTACGGCTGGATCAGAAAAAATAATTTTCCTGATCTAAAGTTTAAAAAGATTGGCGGTAAATTAATCATAGCTAAGCCAGACGTGGATAAGGTTATAAATAAACTTAAGGAATAGCAATGGCCAATAAACAACCTTATCTTACTGGTAAATACGCTAGAACTCTAGCCAGCACTATAGTTCTAGATTCCAGATATCCACTGGATCTAAGAAACTCGATTAAGACATTCCTGAGCCAATATAAGAACTATGAATATATCGAAATAGATCTTACAGAGATCCCAGAACTTGGCAACGCAACGATTCAGAATGGCATAGGATTCTTTCAGCTTGCTAGCTCACTAGGCGACCGTCCTATAGCTGGATATACATACTTTATCGGCGTAGGACAGCAAGACGCTTCAGATCCACAGACGACACTATATCCAGCCTTCGTAGCTGTTCAGCCAGCCATCGATAAAGTCATCATTCACGAATGGGGACATGGCATAGGACTAGGACACGAGGATAACGCCTATCGCTGGATCAATTTTAAAAGAATATGGCGAAGTGAACAGTCCTATTTTTATGGAAATATCTCAGGCGGCGGCTTCATGGCTTACGGCGGTAAAGAGTTTAATCCATCAGATGATTTCGCCATCAAAAAATTATTAAATCCTTCCTTTCCTGCTGCCACTGTATCGGGACAGATCAAGATCGGCACTGAGTTTCTTAAAGGTGCTAATTTGATTTTTATAGACGTTGAAAAGAAATTTAATTCAACGCCAAAACCACTACCAATAAGACACGCCGCGATAATAGACATGCTTGGAGCTGCCGATGGCAGCTTTAAAATTCACGTACCTAAAGGTAAATACTGGATCATGCTTGTGCCGATAGACAACTATAGTCGTCCGACTCACGGTACTTGGTCTTTAGCCGATTCTCAGATCAAGGATTTGACTGAGCCGCTTTTTTTAACCAAAAACTTAAAGTTCTTCAGAGAAGAAGAACGCAAGGGAATTATAGAGCTTGCTGCTGGAGATAATTTAATTATAAATCCGCAGGTGCGAATTTGAATAATGAGTTAAATTTTCAAAAGCAAAGAATTAATCGCGAGTGGTGTGATTTCTTGCTAAATGCAAACATTCACCGATCCTTCTCAAAGCTAGAGCATCCATCTTTGAGAAGGATGCGTAAGGATATAATTTTTCAAAACATTATAAAAAACGACACCGAACCAGCAAGCCCAAGCCTTGACAGGATTTACACCATCGGCGACCAGCAAGCACCTGAATAGTCCATGAGTGAACAGCTGATTAGCTTTCTTTTTGCAGCACAGATAATCATGCACCAGAGCCGCTCGCAACGTGTTTCCCTCGAATGGCTCACCGATTAAAGGCTGCACCAGTGAAGGGATGCTCATTCCATCAGAGATATAATCCATTGGAACCTTAACGAAGTGAGGCTTAGCGAAGTGCCTCATATTAAGGTATAGATTTTTCTTCAGTGCAACGCGAAGCTTATTATCCGAAAAAAAGAAATAGCAATAATCTTGAGCATTGAATTTTCTTAATCGTTTCGATAATTGGATCATTTTATGATTCGACTGGTCTGCGGTAAACTCTGAAAACAGAGAATGCGTCTAAAGATATGGACTCATTGTTATTATTGAGTTCTAGCGAAATCGTGGCAGGGCTTGCGTTTTTGGCTATATTAGGGAACTTAAAAACGCCAAACACTGGCAGAACTGACGTAAGAACACCACTTCCAGTATTTAGTCCTAAGCCATAAGGGAACGCAAGCCCAGTCGTCACGCTGATCGCTGAACATTTCCAGCGAATCTGCGGATAACTTGAGCCTCCAACATTTCGCTGAGATGTAATTTTTAATTCCATTTCGACAAAATAGTCGAAATTTCCACTGTCACTGCTCCCATCTGTGACAGTAAAAGCCGTGACAGCCTGATAACCAGTAGCACCCGAAGGCGTAAAAGCAGTGTTGTCTTTTATTGCAACTCCGATAAACTTACGCCCACCATTATTAATTAAATTATTGATCGCTGTTAATAACTGGGTTTTATTTGTCCCCGTATTGTCGCAGACTCCGCCGCCCCCCTCCACTAAGTTCACCAGCTCTTCTATGCTATTAACATTCAGGTGCAGAGCTTCGATCTTAGTACCATTGCTCACGCCTGTGATCTTATCTACAAACTTGCCGCCTGAATTATTTAAATTCGATATATTCTTAATTACCATTCGAGTTCACCTCATCATTAATTCTAGATATCTCTTCCTGATTGAGTTTAATTTGCTGTTTTTTTTCTTGCTTGAGTGTAATTAAATCACCCACTAGCGTTTCTGGCGTTTCTCCTTCAATCTTTTCAATCTCAGATTTTAACTTTTCAAACTCATCGAATTTCGCATAAAATTCAGTGGTGTAGTTCTCGCGAGAAACGATCTCGTCCATTTCTGCCTTAATTGCAGCTAGCTCGTTAAGTTTATCTTCAAGCTTAAATTCAGAAAGAGCCTCAAGCCTCTCATCAAGCTCTTCTATATCCCTTGCGAGGCTTCTATTCTCAGCTTCTAGCGAATCTATTATAGCTAAGTCTTTTTCTAATTTTTCGTTTTCGTCGTTCATATTTTCTCCTTATATTAAATCGAAATCCAATAAAACCCAAGCAGGCACCATCCTGTTAAGCAAACAAAAAAAACCAAACGGCAGCGTTGATGTATATAACAGGCTCTCGCCGCATTCAGCTTCGCCGCACTCAGCTGTTAATGAGCCATAAGGGACTAACTGAGTAGTTAAGCTAGTCTCGCCGCATTCGGCTTCGCCGCACTCGGCGTAAGTTACAGCCTCATAATCTAAAAGCCGCAAACCTAAATGCCATGCCGCTTTACGAGTTAAAAGAACCGTACCAACATCAAATAAATTAGCGATTTCTTGGATAAGCTCTTGCTTGAAAGGTTTTTTTGCTGTAAATAAAGCTAAAACCTCTGCCCTTGCGGCTTCAATAGTATTAGGCTCGCCACAACGGGGAAGGAAAAAATCTTCTTGCCACAAATCAAGGCTATTAGTGGTGTTTATCGGATCAGAATCTTCTCCGACTCTCAAGGCGTAATCCTCAAGCTCACTTAAAACCGCAGCTATCGATTCATAAAGCTTAGCTGTATTACTGTCTTTATCAGCCTCCCAAATTGGCCCTCGTTCAAGCAGGGATATAAATGAATCTAATAACTTTGCCACGTTATACTCCCGACTGTTGCTAGCTTATTATTCGGCACTACGATTGATTCACCAGTTAGAGGCGTGCCAGCATTCGCTATTTGAATCAGCTGGTGCTTAGTTTCGCCAGCTGAAATACTTATAGCTTCTCTAATTTGCGAAACAGGCATAGCGTAAGGATAAGCCGTTAAGCTTGGGCTTGAATTTAACATGAAATATTCACGCAGTCCAGCTTCTATAGCTTGCTGTATAGCTAAACTATTAGGATCTATTTTAATTATGAAATCTAAATAGTAACTTACAGGATCTAAGTAATTAACTACAACGCCAGCTTCAATCCTTGCGGCGACCGCGACTTGAGCAGCTCCAAGCTTTCCAGTTTCAGGGCTTATCTCCGCAGGATCTTGAGCTACATAAGATATAGTGATCTCGCCGTTCGCTGGCTGGCGTGGAAATACAAAAGCTCTGACGTCGCCCAACTCTTCGGTTATCCATCTTTGAATATCTGTTACAGAGCCAGTTCCAAAACTATTAGACACCGAATCACGCATCCGATATCTCCAAGACTCTAGATCTTCCAAGTCTCTGCCGCCAATAAGACCACCGACTGCGACTGTTGCCGATTCATCTACGCCAGCGATATCAGTCTCCAGAAACAGCTCAGCCGTCGCCGCAGTATTATAATCAACGCCTACATTCTCGGCGATTACTGCTATAGTAGCCGTTCCAGTAGAGATGACTCCTGAAGATGTAGTCTTAAAACGCAATCCAGTATTAGAGACTACAAAAGTATCAGCCGCTATAGTAGAACCATTCGTTCCAGTAAAAGTCACTGAGCCAGAAGCAAACGCTGCCTGCACTCGATCGACCTTATAGGTCGGTAAATGTCTTTCATAAAGAGCTTCTTCTGAAGCTGAAAATATCCATCTATCTAAATAGGTTCGCTGAACGTATAAGACAATCAGATTCAGCATTTCCGCGATAGCTGAGAAAAAAGGATAAATGAACGACTGCTGATATTTAGCAGTAAATGACGAGCCTGTAAGGGATCTAAATGTATTAATACCTAAATCCCTAAATGTTTCTTTACTTGGTTTTTCGATTGGCATCTAAATAAATTGAACCTCCAGCTCGTTCCCGTATGGGTTTATTTTAATATTATCGCCAGTTGCCTCATCCCACAAGCTTTTAAAGCGATTATCTGCCGACTTGAAAATCTTAATTGTAAGCTTAGCCTTATCATCAGAGGCATCATAAGCCTGAACTTCTACATCGGAAGCGATGCCTTCATTAATCATCCACTCTAAAGCCTCTTCTGCTGATAGTTTCATTTCAGCTAAAGTTTCTTGCGTTTTTGGCTGGTTTTTATAAGCCCAAAGACTTGAACCCATGTCAAGCCCAGTCCTAGAGCCTGCATTATTTCTAGTCTGCCCTTCGACTTCTTTATTCGTAAGCAAACTAACAAGAACCATAGAAGCAAGTCCACTTCCTGTAAGGAACTTTTCAAAGTCAAAATTTAAATTCTGATCGTATTTTTTAAGCAGATCGCTCATACAGTGAAGTCCTCATCTGGAACGCCATCACCGACGTGATTAAAGCCCAATCTTCTATGTAAATAAGTTTCCCCTTGAACAAAATCGGAGAAGAAGCTGTGCAGCTCTTCCTTCGTCATATCTGGGCTAGTGAAGTCATTTGCTGAAATAATCCTATCAAATAAACCTTGAAGAACAGTTCTCCATATATGCAGCGAGTTAGGCGAAGCACCGTCAATCGTTGCATTATATTCTCTAGAACGCCACCCAGATGTAATTTTCAGGCGGACACGCCTTCCAGTCCTCATTACTAGATAATCTGAAAAGGCTTGAGCATAGCCCATGCGATAGCAGCCGATTAATAAGATCCCAAGAGAAACGTCCACCACTCTGTGAATGATCTCTCCCAGTGTAAAGTTGCCAGAACGCAATCTTAGAGCTAATTCCGTGATATTAGGCGGCAGCTTAAAGGAAAAAATATCCATAAGGTCATTATACTAGCTTTGTATTGTTTTAACTCATTGCAGGGGAAGGCGTCGGGCCACCTCCATGAGTGTGTCCATTGTACTGGCTTCTCATCTCAGCCATAGAGCCATTAGCATCCGAAACATTGCCCGTCACTGTTAAATTCCCCTGAATGGCAACATTGCCAGCAATTGCAATCGAGCCATCTTGCTTTAGTGTTATAGAATTGCCATAGACGGTGTAAAGCTCTAATTCACCTTCAAGAAGCGTGCCTCGCTCAAAGAACTTAGTAAAAACGCCTAAAAAAATAAGATCATTCGCTTGACCATTCGGAGCTAGAACTAAGCCTCTAGTCTCTAATGGAATATTAGACCTAACTCCGTAAGGTTCGATCTTAGAAACGCCGCTCCGTGCCACGCCTTCGAGCGAGATCTGCAACTGATCTATCTTTTGCTTAAGAACGGTACAAAACTCTATTAATCTTGCTGAAACACTCATGGGTTTATGATCTTAAGACTGCCTGCCTTTGAAGCTTTTCCTGTTTTTTTTGTTTTTGGTTTTTTAGCGATTTCTGGTTTTGCTAAAAACTCGTTCGGCTCAGATAAAGCTAATTCTATAGAGTGTCCTTGACCCTCTGCATAATTAAGCTTAACCGACTTAACCATGTAAACGCCGCTCAGATCAGGAGAATCAGGATAATTTAAATTTACTTGCTTATTAATATCAACGATCTGATTTTCAAAAATCCACGAAGCCGCAGGTATAGCCACCTTAAGAGATGCAGATCTCGCTGCTCTTACAGCTACTTCAAAATTAGCTATCGCTTGAAGCTCTGCCAGCGTGGATTTCTTTTGCGATTTGATAACTAAAGGCGAGTATCCTATCGCATTAGGATCTTTAGCGACCGCTCGCTGAAAGCTTTTTTCTGTTTCTGAAATAACTTGTATCTCTGAAAATACGTCCTGCATTTCTCTTGAATATTCTATGCTCTCAACGTTCTTCCCAAGATCAAGCTTAAAACTACTGCCCGATAGATTTCTATCTATAATAGCGATATCGCCGCTAGGAGTGTCTATCATCAATAGCCCATTATCCTTAATAAGTTTATCTAAGGCGTCGAATACCGTCTCCGTGCTATCTATAGAGAATTTTGCAATCTGCGGATTCTTGGATATACTTGAAACCTTTATGCCAAATGGCTTCAATAACGCTTCTACAATAGAACTTAATTTTGCTTTATTAAAAGTCTTCACGCCAAGATGCATGCATCTTGCAAGATTGAAGGTTTTACTTCTGAACTGGAACTGTATCTGAGTTTCATCCGCTTGGACTCTGTTATCTGCGAAGCACGAACCCGTGAAGACTAGCCTGTTCTCGTGATATAGCTGAACCTGACCGCTTAGATCAATAGATGAGCCAGCAGCTAAGATCATCTCCACGTCAACGACACTTACTAATTCGTCTATGGATCTGGTTAGCGAAACATTTCTTAGCTTATTGTATTCGCCGCCAGAAGATGATCTTAATAAAAAACTCATACAAGCACCTGAATTACTTCCTTCTCTATCCTCATGGGATTGGTTATAGAATTGCGTTTTACGACCGACTCGAAATCATCTTTAGTAATATTATTGCTATATAGTACATCTACTATATTCTTATTTTTAACATTTTCAATTAAACCCAAATTCGGTAAATCCTCGGCTACTAAAGGGATATGAAATGAAACCTTGTTTATAAAATCGCTGATAATCAAACTCGGTTCATATTCCAGTCCTTGATCTGGCTCCTGCATTTCAGAAACGGTTTTAATTACATCGTCCTTAAATAAAATCGCTTCTTCGTATGACTCAAATGTAATGTCTGGGATTGAATCACTGATCTCGGCGACTATTAATATCTTAATAGCAGTATCGACTGCTATTACATTCTGATTATGATTAGCACCGTCTTTAGTATTAGTATTTATTTTTTTAGGCTTTTTTAAAATTGCTGGCTTAAGCTCAGAGACATAGACTTTTTCATTTGTCGAAATTTGAGACATATAACTAAACGTCGTAGTCAAGGAGCTAAAAATACTGGACGCAGTATTAACACTTGGAACGCTTGAGAGGACGCCATTCAATAAAGTTAAGTTATTAGAATAGGCTGTATTTCCAGTGCCTGCGACCAAATTCTCAACAAACCTAGCACTAGACAGCATGCCATTTAAAAAGCCATTAAGCCCAAGAACTGGCTTTCTCGCTCCATCTCTTGCAAACTCTGAAACTCGCTTCAGAACTGTATTTTTTTCTAAAATGCCGCTAGCTGAAGTTCTTAGCCTCGTACTTAGATTTCCAAAATCCTGAATGGCAGAGCTTCTCGGCTTTTCAAATATAGGCAATCCTGCTTTTAAAAACGAAATTCTAAATTTAATAGTGTCTTGATAAGCTTCATCGACCGTGACCGAGCTGTTCTCAACGTGAACCTTAATTCTGCCTGCGTAATATGGATGCTGATAATCGCCCGAGCCTTTTTGCTCACAGGCTTTTTTAAGTCTTGCCCACTGCTGTTGAGCCGTATTCCCAAGAAGCAAGCCATCTATAGTAAATCTATTTTGAAGGACAGAAACTTCCTCAACGGCATAATCATCAGAGCCAGCTATCCGCTTAGTTACTAAGACTCGCCCGATATCCTCATCGCTAAATGAAACGACTTCAAATGGTATGCCCCTAAAACTAGCGTTGTAACTTTCCCAAGCCATGATACCTAAGAGCTTTGAGCAATCCTCCCAGTCTTAATATTATTTTTGTCGATCTTAAATCCTTGAGAGGATTTGACTTTAGTTTCATTCGTGCCATTTTTGACATCTACAGTTATGGCTAGATTAGCTTGCTGAGCTGGTGCGGATGGTTTACTTAGTGGCGAATTAGTAAACGATTGAGTTCCCGAGAGTATTTCAGGCGGCGTTATTTTTTGCAATTTTGGGACTAAAGCTATAGAACTATTTTGAACGGCTTTAATCATGTCGGGAAGCTGCTTATCAAAGCCATTAAACTTCGCATCAACAACAAAACTATGTCGCTGAGTGATAAAGTCGATTACCTTACCGATTGGCCCTAGCATATCTTCTAGAAGCTGGTTTACTGATTTCAAGATCAAAGCCCATGCCTGAGTAGCGGAGCTTAGATCATTAACCTTAACTCGCGAAGTTACTGAAAGCCATGCCGCATATATCTCCCATATGACTTTAACAATCAATGAAAGTAAATCCCAGATTGGCTTCACGAAGCCGTAAATATCCTTAGCCGCAAACGCCACGCCTTGAGCCAAGATTAAAGCCAGCTCGTAAATTACTTTTAATGTTGCTTTCAAATTTTCTAAAGTTTCAGGATCTATATTATCAAGTGCTTTTTTTAGATCCCCCATCGCTAGGATAAAGCTATCAGCTATGTCCTTAACATCGAAGACATCAGCCAAGACACGCCCTAATGAAGCTAAAGCAAGATCAACCGAATCTAAGATATTAGCCCACTTACCGCCAAGTGTCTTAGAAAGCTCTGCCATTGCATTGTTAAAACTGCCCGTCCTAATCGAATTAATTGCTGCATTGAACAGCTTAAAATCTACAGCCCCATCGCTTACGGCTTTGCGGATATCGCCGTAAGATTTACCTGTCATCTCTGCGATTCTCTTGATTACTGGAATGCCTCGATCTTCAAACTTATCAAGCTCGATCAAAGTAGCTTTATTAGCGTTCTTTATACGCCCGAATGGAGTTACAAGCTCCGCAACATCGACACCAACGCCAGCAGATAAGTCTCCAAGAAGCGTAAGCTGGGGAATCAGCTCGTCGACTGAGCTTCCGAATGCTAATAACTGAACTGCATTTTCGCTTAAGCCTTTCAAACTAAACGGCGTAGCCGCTGCAAAATCTGCAAGGGTCTTAGCTAGAGCCTTTCCCTTTTCTGCTGAGCCTAACAAGCCTTTAAACTTAACTTCAAGCGTTTCAAAATCTGCGGCGTTTTTTAAAGCAGCAACGCCTATCCCAGCTAAAGCCGCACCAATAGCCGCACCAGCCACAGCAGCAACATTTTTTAAATCGCTCAAGCCTTTATTTACGTCCTTAAACGCTGGCCCTGTGCGATTTATTGCATCGAATATTATTTTTAATGGGAACGATTCAGCCATGATTTTTAGCTCTTATTTTCTCGATCATGTTTTTAACTTCAAGAAAATATAATGCCTCCTCATCCGTAATCCTTGCTAGATCAAGCTTTACAAGATCCCAAGCCATTAAGCTGAGGTCACTGTAAAATCTCGAAATGCCGCAAAAAACCCGACTGCTAACAGCTTTCCCACCACTGAAAGAACCTTCAGATTATCCGCCAGTTTTAATTTCTCAATAAATTCAGCACTGGTGCCTGTAAGCTTTCCAGCGACTACGCACAATGCCAGCCTAGTCGCATAGTTGATTTTAAGAGCGTTTATAAATTCACCAGTAAGATTAATATAGACTTCTTGATTTGCGTCCGACTCGACCGCTTTAAAGTTAATCTTAGAAAGCTTTTCAAAGTCTAATGCTCTTACGAAATCTAAGATATCGACTTTGCTTAAGTCTTCGCCGAGCGGCTCTCTTACGTTTAACTCAGTGATTGGCTTATCACTATATATATATTCTTGCGATAGTTTAATTAGTTGATTCAACTTCAATTTCTCCTACTGATAAGCTTACATTAGCAATTTCACCAGTGCTTAGATTTTCTCTCGGCAAATCGCCCTTGAGAAAACATTTTAAAGCTCTAACGACTTTAGTCGCCGTTCTTAAAACCACCGTAGAGCCGCCCGAAGTCATCTTAGATTTAAACTCATTGATTATATTTAAAGCACTTTGATTCTCAGTTGCTAGAATCGGGAGCGTAAGCTCCCCATTCTGCCAGCGGCTTATTGCGACCGTTTTGCGAGTCGCTAGATTCGTTTCTTCAAACCTAATGCCAGCAGGCATATACTCAACGCCCTCGCCGACATCAAACGGCTTTCCGTTTACTGTTGCCTCGTAAATTATACCTGCGATTTCCATAATTAAAACTCCTTAAAGAACCAGCTCCAGACCTAGAGCTAAAATATATACACTATTAGAATAATTCACTTTAGCTAGTATATCAAACCTATCAGCTGAAGCCCTAGTCACTTGGAGAGTGCTTTTAAACTCTGCTAAGTTTTCAATATACGCTCCTTGAGCAAGCTCTAAACCAGCTTGAGACATTGCTGCCTTTAAAATATTAGTGTTTACCAGTGGCACAGATGAATTAGCTGGCTGAGGTAAATCTTCATCATAACTAACAGCATTTTGAAACTGTTTTAAAGCTTTTTGAAAATACCATACGGCATAACTCTGTCCCAGTAAGAAACTAAAATCATCGAACTTAGTAGTTTCTTGACCATCCTCAGTCGTAGCCGATGTTCTATAGCGATCAATGAAAACCTGCTCGTTCATTATCTTATCAACGCTGCCGCCATCCGCTAAAATACTTTCTCTCTCAGCTCTTGAATACCTATCTACTGCTGGAGCTGGAAGATCATCAGGAATTAGCTCTTCGCTAGTTCCAAGTGCTGGCTTAATTTGTGCAGAATAAGCCAAGAACGCCATATCATAAGCCGCTCGTTCGAAATTAGGCATTACTTTGCCGTCGTTTGCTCTCACGGCGATTCTTGGCTGATTTATATTCGACATGAATGTCGTAAAATTACCTGCTGTTGATGTCTTCCCGACTATACCTATAGAGTGCTGCATATAAGTAGCAGATGCCCTAGCTGTCAATTCGTTACCGATAAAATCAATTACTGTTTTCACTGGATCAGTGAATGCAATAAAATTATAATAATCTTCTCCCAAAATATCATTAATGGTCGATAGATCCGCGTTACCAGTTCCATTCGCGAAAGCTGTTATCGCAGCCGTGATTCCTGCTGGATTTGCTTCCCCTTGAAGGTAGTTTATTCTTACATTAAGTTCGTTACCGTAAATGCCATTATGTCTAGCCGTGATATTGACCAGAGATGGATCGACTCCATCCACCACTAAAGTGAAATTATTATCAAGAATTTTATTAAACTCGCTAACAATGCGAGTTGCAAGAACCGCATCTGTATCTCCGCTATTGACAGGAATTGAGCGAAAAGAACCTGCGATAAAAATATTAAGACTGCCAGATGCCGTCGCCGTGCCAGTTACGTTAATCGCGGCAGTCGCCTTAGCTCCAACTGGCTCAGTTACAGCGATAGCATAGAGAGCTGGAGCTCCTCTCTTGAAAGAAAAATATTTTTTAGCCATTTTATGAAGAATGGAACCTTCACCAAATAAAGCTTTAGCTTGAGACTCAGAAGCTATTTTTGCTGGAGTGTTTAAGCTTGCCGTTCCAGCATTAAGCTTGAAGCCAAGTATTAAAGACTTATACGGCTGAAGCCCTGCCTTAAAATTTGCGGTCTCTTTGAAACCTTCTACATAAATATTAGGTATTCTCGTTGTCGGCAGAATGGTACTCATAATCTAAATCTTGATCTCCCCAAGCTGTTATGTCAAGGTTACTTCTGAGTATTCAGTGCTGCTATAGCTGCTTGATCTGAAGCCTTTTTCAGTAGCCCTTGAGGATCTTCAAGCTGCACTGCGACCGCATCAGCAAAATCATTTAAGTCAATGTCTAAAGCCGTAGTTTTGAAGTCGTTGATGTTAGTTACCGCGGTCGCTTGCACTGCCACGATATCCGCCTTAACCGTCTGAACTGCTTGATTGAATGTGCTTCTAGAGCTTACAGCCGCATCGAGATTATTTAGTCTTGAATCATTCGTTAAGAGTGGATTAGTCGGTCTTGCTAAGACTGAAGACTCTTTAGCCGTGCCGAAGCTTGTTAGCTGAGCTTGAATGTCGCTAGCCGAAAGATCATTTAAGGCATCTATATCCGTAATTCTAGCTAAGCCAGCTTGAAGCTCACTTACAGCCGAGGCTCCAACTGCGTCCGCATCTATAGCTCCAGTCGTGAAATCTCTTACTATTACGCTATCGTTGTTCGGATCAAAATCATTCAGGGCATCTATTTTAGTATTAGCTGTGCCGATTCCTGCGTTATCTGGAGCCGTATAACTCGCAGAAGCTAATCTGCTAGAGATCGTCGCGTTAAGATTATCCTTAATTCTCTTACCTATTGAATTAGGAATCGAAAAATCAGAATCAAGCCTGCTCCATACAGCATCAACGATTGCCGTGATCGGCATATTCGAGGCGTCAAATACAATGTTGTCGACCGCATTCGCTATAGCCGCGATGATAGCCCCGCCATCGGCTTCATTTAGTAATCTGCTTTCAACTGCCTCAGCTATAACTAAAACGGTGTCATTCGCTAATCTTACTAGCTCTGCTTCGTTATCAAACGTGCTTCTAGAACTTATCGTTGCATCTAAATTATCTAGCTTATTTGCTCTGCCCGTGGTTAGCTTGGAGTTTAGAGAAGTAACTCCTGCATTATCAGGAGCTGTATAACCAGCTGTAGAAAGCCTAGTAGACACAGCCGCGTCAAGATTAGCTAATCTGGCGTCTGTTGCTAAAACTGGATTAGTCGGTATAGCTCTAGCTGTACTCTCAGAAGCCCTGCTGGAGATCCGTGTATCAATGTTATTTAAGCGACTATCGGTCGTTAATAATGGATTTACTGGTATTGCATTAACGCTAACCTGTGTTGATCTGCTGGAGATAGCCGCATCTAAATTATCTAGATTATTCGCTCTGCCAGTGGTTAGCTTAGAGTTCAGAGAAGTAACTCCTGCATTATCTGGAGCCGTATAGCCAGCCGTGGAGAGCCTGCTAGACACAGCCGCATCTAAATTATCTAGATTATTCGCTCTGCCAGTGGTTAGCTTAGAGTTCAGAGAAGTAACTCCTGCATTGTCTGGAGCCGTATAGCCAGCCGTGGAGAGCCTGCTAGACACAGCCGCGTCCAAGTTATTTAGTCTCGCATCTGTTGCTAGAACTGGATTAGTCGGTATAGCTCTCGCCGTGCTTTCTGAAGCTCTACTAGAAATCCTTGTATCAATGTTATTTAAGCGACTATCGGTCGTTAATAATGGATTTACAGGGATCGCCGTAACGCTCGCCTGTGTTGATCTGCTGGAGATAGCCGCATCTAGATTGGTTAATCTGGCATCCGTGTTAAGTAAAATATTGCTTCTAATGTTAGAGACACTCGTCTGCGAAGATCTGCTGGAGATCGTTTCATCAAGATTATTTATTCGCTCTTTAGATCCATTCCAGTGCAAAGTTCCTGCACCCAAAATCGTTGATCCATTTTTAATAAAAACAGTATAATCGCCAGCTGCTAATCCGCTAATAGTGCCATAGTAATGACCAGTCGTGCCTCGCTCTGTGAGAGATTGAGATGCAAGTATTACAGAGCCGCCGTCGACAACATCATAAGTCAATGTTAAGCCAGATGATCCTAGATAGTTGATTTCGTTTGACATTTATAACTCGTAATAGGTCGCTATCGCGGAACAGATTATATTACTTCCAGATTTATCAAGTCTTAATTTTGCGATTAGCGAGGAAGTGAAACTGATATCTATATCAAAATCTAAAAGCAGATAATCCTGCTCATAAGTATCGAGCATTCCCATTACCGCTGTTCGACCTAGATTTGCACCACCATTTAAAAATGATTGTTCCGCACCGCCGTTAAGCGTAAATTTAAAACCGTGAAACGTCAAAGTCGTATCCGACGCAGGAGCTCCCGAGTCTCGCCTGAAAAGCTTAACATTTTTTAAAATCCCACCAGAACCAAAAGTTTGATTAAATATCGTGAAATCCGCTGTTCCCGATACGGTTATATCTGTAAATACAGCCTTAAGTATTTTATTCTGAGGAGGAAAACTTGCACCACCACCACCCGAAGCTAAAGGAAGAATAATCATGCGTAATTTAAGCTCCCCTTGATCGCCCAAGCTGCCGCAAGTGTAGTCACTCCGACGTTATTCAAGATCGTGGCAGATGTTTTTTCTAAATCTGATTTTAAAAATCTATTTACCTTCCAAGCTCCTGCACTTGTCACGCCACCAAAATAATAATAATTTAGATCGCTGGCATCCTGCTCTAGTCCTATGAACCCAGAATTAAAAAGCTCTTTGATCTGGTCTAGGCTTGTCTTGTAGGATTCAGAGCCGTTTGCTGACTCAATTTCCAACATGTAAGTTAAGTCAAGCTCAGTGATTAACGCTAAGTCTTTGATCTCTGCCTGTCCTTGCTCTGCTGCTGGTCTTCCGACTATTCTTAAAGTTACCATTTATAAAATCCTTAAATCCTCATCTGTAGTTATTCTTCCGATACTATCAGTATAAGACGATTCTTCTAAGTCTAAATTTATTTCGCTAACAGTGACCGTCGGTGTATTGGCTGTAAATTTCTTAATCGCTTTGAAAGCATAAACTATTGTAGCCTTGCTAGTGAAACCCTCTGTCTGAGAATCTTGGTCGAATTTAACCGACTGAATGTCAAACATCGAGCAAGTTCCATCTAAAACTTTGTTATATTTAGTGCCAGAATCTTTAAATTTGCTTAGCTCTAAAACGCCTAAAACATTCTCCACGACTTGATCCATATCATCCGCTAAAGCTTCTAAATTACTAGCCGAACTTAAAATCACCTCAATCGCAATATCGCCAGACACGACATACTCCTGTAAAACCTTAGAATACACGTCTAGAGTGCTTTCCAGTGAATAAATCAAAATGCTCTTAGACAGTGAGTCTTTTCCCTTATTCTGAGAATAAAAATTGTTTTTTAAAATCTCAAAATTAGGGAATAGACCACTATCAACGAGCAATTTAGCTATTTTATTTCTGATATTTTTTAATACTATCATTATAGCGTTACGATCATCTCCTGAAGCTTAGTCGTCAAGTGAGATTTTAATAAAACGACGTCATACTTATCAGTGCCGTCAATCGCTACGTAAGTCGCAATCCTATTGCCCAGTGCCGCAGTTCCTGTCTGAATATCATCTGTCGGCGTAAATAATCTGAGTACCCTATTTTGAACATCGAATCTAAACATCTGGTTAATCGCATTTGCCACGTAATTATTAAGGTAAAAGAATCTGCCTTCATTCGTGCAAGGTGCGTAAGCTCCACTATTTCCAGTCGAGAACGTAACCGATCCATCGTAAACAATAGCACCAGTCCACGTTCCAGCAATGGCCCCAGCTATATCTAAAACATCAATCGCAGTCGCAGCCCCTCTTATGAAAAATAGATTAGACTGTCTTGCGTTTTTGCCTGAATCTGGTCTAATACCAAAACTCGGCATCCATAAACCGCCAACCGCATTAACAGCTGGTGCTGCACCAAAGTAAGCAGTACTCCATGCATTCGCTGCGATGTTGTTCGTTCCGTTATTCACCGTGACATCGTTATAATTATAGGTAAACGTGGTCGTAACGCCCGAGCTTCTGAGCAGGATTAAGTTAGGGAGCTCTATAACGAACTTAGCGTTTGCAGAAGGTGTCACAGCCCAGTTACTGCCCATCGTGTAGACTGGAGAATTACCGCCAGTGTGAGAAGCAATTATTCCTCTTTGTCCAACGGCAGTTGGATTTGTCAAATCTTGAACAATCCTAATTTGGAAATTACGGTACTCATTTGCCACGATTCCAGCATCACCACCAGAAGCCTGCCCTGTAATACTGCCTATCGCTGCTGCTGTAGCTGATAAAGCGTTGCGAACGCTTGTATCATAAGCAAATGAACCTTTAATCATGCCCTCTGAAGGGTTACAGTCAAATGGAACATACTGCTCGTCGAGTGCGACCATAGAAGAATCAGTAGTTATTGTTGTTGGAAGATTTGTCGTACCGCCATTCGCTAATGTATTAGTGGCAGCCTCAAATGAACGGAACGAGGAAGCTGCCAGTACACCAGCCGAAAGCATAAAAACCCTTCCGACCAATATCTCGTAAAGATCTCCAGAAGCTGGAACGAAACTTAACGCACTGTCAAGCTGGAACGTTGGAGTAGTGCCTCCAGTATTTGCGATAATAAATCTTTCTTCGACTTTGCCGCTAGCCTTGCCAATAATTCGCACCTTATAAGTGAAATCACCAGTGCCGCCCTTATTTGCAAACATGTTCACTCCGACCGCTGTCATCACAGTAGACGTTGGAATGCTTGTATTTGTCGCTCCTGTCGTAATAGAGCCTTTCAAGCCTTGACTAGGAGCAAATACAGCTGCCGCACCTGCACCAAACGTGCCGCCAAGTGCAGGGTTCACCACAAGACCAGAAGCCTTAGTTACAATATTGAATCTATTTAAGACGGATGCCGAAATCAAATCATACACAAATTGATGCCTTGAAACATCATCTCTGAGATCAGAGCAAACGCAACTTCCTGCGATATGTGCATTAGGTGCAGGAGCCACAGGCACCCAGAACGGTCTATCTATTACTTTCTTGAAATTATTCGGCATTTCTCTGCTCTCCTTGTTTTTTTATCTTATTCAAAATCATGTTATTCTCCCTCTCACCAAAACAGCCCAAGCTGCCCTGCGATTAGCATCGACTTGAGCATCAGCCGCATAGCTGCCTATATTAGTCTGATTACTTACAGTGCTTACAGTCGTAACGCCAGTCACCGTCGTAATAGTGTTTATTATGCCACTTATAACGCTTATACGCAAAGCGTTTAAGGTTCTATCTAGCCAATTAGGATATAAAAGAAAATTTAAAATATTTTTCAGCAAAGGAATTAAGGAAGCCTCTAGTATTGAGTTCTGAGAAGATTTAACGGCTATCGCTTCATCTGAATTATAGACGACCTGAATTAAATCGCTAGGACTGTGACTGGTAGTGTCAACATTTAAAGTTAAAATATTACCGTTTAAGGCAGCATATTTAAGGCTCGCACTAGCAGCAGAATACAATAGAACTCCGCGTGTCTGATTAATCACAGCGACTAGCTTTCTTGCATCAAAGTTATCAATATTTAATGTGATAGTGCCAGCTCCAGCAGCCCCAGTCACGAAATTAACACTTGCTACAATAAAATCTTTCATCCGAACACCAATGCCTTAATTATAGCGTTACTCTCTTGCGATGCACTAACTGGCTTATTAATATCTGAAGTATTATCGACGTTCGCCAAGCCAACGCTAGATTTGCTAATGTCAATATCACCAGAACCAAGCAGTGATACACCTTCCACGCTTTTTATATTTACACCAGATACTAAAATGTCTTGCTTACTTGAGCCGAGGCTCGTGATCTGTGCTTGCAATTTCCCCAGTGAAACTAGAACCGTATCTAATGCTGTTATTGCGGCATTAGTCGCGAGACTTAAGCCGCTAAGCACCGTGGATCTAACTTCTGAAGCGAAACTGGCTAGCTTGTTTTTTTCGGCATCAGTAAACGCATTAGTATCTGGTTCAGCCTCGTAAGCTGTTTTGATAATCGCTCCTAGCTGGCTTAACTCAACCATGTGTTACATACGCTCCTAAATGCGTGACTAAATTGCCTAAATTTGTAACTGTAGTTACTGGAACCACGTCAAACACTAAGCTAAACCTTACCTCGTTAAAATCTTCATAAAGAAGCTTATTGAGACGGTAATCTATGCCGCCCCAAGTAAGCAAATCTCCAGAACGTGGTTTGCGAGCTAACTCTGAAGTGAATATA